AAGGATATTTTTTGATCTTATTTTTGAAAATAAGTTATTTGAATTTACTTCTTCTGAGGTAAATATCGAAGCACTTTCGAAAATTTTGAGAAGAAAAGGGAAAATTGTATCCGGGGACTACACGGCTTGTACAGATCGCTTTGATCCGGCGTGGTCAGAGGAAATAGTTAAATATAGCTACAACTATATTACCGGGCTAAAGAAAAAAGAAAAAGAAATTATTACAAATTCTTTTAGACCGTTGATCTGTATTTCAAGACGCAAGCGATATCGATTGACCACCGGTCAATTGATGGGACATTGCCTCTCCTTTCCATTGCTATGTATTGTTAATCTTTCAATTTACATAATGTCTAGATCCTTAGCGGAGCAAGAGATAATCTTGCAATCACCGGTTAGTATCATGATGTTATCGAGAGAATTAAGAATAAATGGCGATGATATTATATTTCATACATTTTTTACAAATCATAGAAAGTGGAAATATACAGTCACGAGCACTGGTTTGGAAATTAATGATATCAAGACACATGTAGAAGAATTCGTTTGTAATTTGAATTCTCACTACTTTGTGTTTATATGTGGTCAATGGGTTCAGCTTAACAGCTTAGACCCTACACTCTTGATTTCATGTTTTTTCGTAAAACATATGCTCCGGTCCAGAATTACAAGGTACAAGAATATGATGCCTTGGGAACTGCCTTATTTATTACAAGAAGCGATCAAGCTAGGCAGAGAGGATTTTGATTTAAGAATCATTCGACTTGCTCGTAAACAATTCAGGCTTAAGTATACATCTGTGTCAGCACACCCTGATTATGGAGGTATGGGTATTAGTATTGTCAATCAGACAATGACTAATTTTAATAGATATATTTCGGTCAATCAATCTTTTCTAGAAACCGATCAAACTTTTAATTATTCATCGCGCTATGGTGTTCCTTTTTCCAGAATTCTCGGAGGTTATGAAACATTACCCGAAGAGAAGGAGGATTCAAGGTCACAGAGAAATGAATTTAAAAAGTTGAGACAGTTGAAAGAAAATTTAGATTGGAAATATAATCCCCAATACTTCTCGTTTCGACAAGATAAAGATTTAACAGTCGGATTTCCAAAATACGAAGTAGCCGTCAAAGGTGAAATGTTATTTGGATCGATGACAGTTCGAACTGAAGAGTCCGAAAATTTTGGTTCGAAGTTAAATCTAGAAGATTTTATAAGATCATCCGAAAGTTTTCAACCCAATCAGACTTATGGTCCCGGCTATCCTAAGATAGTAAAAAGGACCTACAAAAAGAAGGTCGAAAGCCCCCGCCCAAAGAAGCAGAGAGAAGGATTTGAAAATGCGATGGCTCGAGAAGAAGATTCAAGAGGTATGTGTTTTGTTACATCTTCATACAACTACTATCATTTTTATGATAATAAGAGTGATTTTACGTATGAAGATTTACAAACCAAATACAGTTTTATTTAATCTCGACGACTAGATATAGTTGACTAGTCGATTTTAAGTTTTTCTTAAAACTTCA